CGAACCATTCGGCATCCTATAATATATATAATACTTTTTTTTCAAATGTACATAGCCTGTACAAACTTTTTTTTACTTTGTTCCATTACCAATGTTATATTTCGGACACAGTTCCCATTGATCTTTATCTTTAAAAGAAATGATCTTAATTTGTCTGAGTGGTGCTATAGGCTGTAACTGTTCTTTATTTTCTACAGTTAGCAGTCCCCAATCACTCATTAACGTTGCTATTGTATTTCTACGTCCAACATCATTTTCTTCTAAGTTCGATTTCTTACCGTCTAATAAAAATAATTCTTTAAAGTGCACTATAAAGTATCTACCTTGTTTGTGCAGTATATGACAAGACTGATATAGCTTATTGTCTTTACGTGATGCTACACCTATTCTTGTGAGTGTTTCTCTTATCTTAAGGAAATCGTCCGGTTCGTTCAATGTAACCTCAAGCATGTTGCTTGGAGTCCATTCTACAATCTTATTTTCTTCCACCTTTGGCCACCTTATTTTTCAATTCATTTATCTGTTCAGTGGATAGGAGAGTTAAAACCTGACGTGCTTTTTCGTTGCTGTAGCCATAATACTTTTTAACTGCATCCAAATCACTAATTAGTTCTGGTTTGAACCATTTAGAAAACCTTTTACGCTTTCTAACTATATTTATAAAAAAATCAAATTGAAGGCGGTTATCAATGTGATGGTTACGATTCATTTCATTTGCAGCTAAAACAGTATCTGGAAAGTATGACAACTGACGATTCACCATATAAGGTGAATATGCTTTTTCAGCAATGTCGTCTGTCATAATATCTTTCTTAGTATAATTTATTGCGTTACAATATTCAAAGGGATTCATTTTGTTTTACTTTCTACTACTAATTGTAGTTCCATAACTAAAGGAACAACTGTCGCATCCCACCATTTTATAAATGCGTTATAGTTATTATCAAAATAAGATTCTTTTATAAAGTTTTCAATCTGTAAACAGTTAAAAGCCATAGACGGCTGTATTATACTGTGTGCTGAAAGTAACTCACACATTGCAAGTTGTTCAACAAACTGATTCATCATTTCTGCTTCCATCATATATCCTTTGTTAATTTTTCTGCTAGTGCCATTGCCATGGTCCAACCAAGATGGCCTGCTCCACTGTTAACCCACAAACCTTTTACTTTACCGACAACAGGTAACATGTTAGGTGTCATCGGTCTTAAGCATGCCCACTTCTCGTAGTCATCGCTATTTACAAACGTATTTTCTTTTACCCAGTTAGATAACGGTTTGATTCTATCTTCTCTAACATCATGGTCCCAACCTGCGAGCTCTGCAGTACCAGCGACTCTAAAGACATTATTACCAAAAAGCGAAGATACTATTTTTCTATCATCATCAAGCACGGATATCGTTGGCGCTTCATAAGCATTCTTATATGTTATGGAATAGCCTTTGATTGGATATATGTTTAAACTTGGTAAGAATGCAGAGGTGTAAGCACCGGCGCATATAATAACTTCATCATAATCTTTTTTAAGAGTTTCGATACTTATCGCCATGTCTCTTGGATTAGACCACAGTACTTCATTTTCATTACGAACAATTTTATTAACACGTATGCTATAATCATACTCTTCATTAGACATCATGTATGTTGACAGTTTGGTAGTGAATGCGTGTATATCACCAACCGAATCATCTTTTGCGATAGTAGCACCAATAACATCGTTTGATTTAATATTATACTTTATAAGATTAGTTTTTGTTTTGACTCTACCCCAACCTGTGTCTTTAAATCTATCTAGAGTTCTTTGTGCTTTATCCCAAGACTTTTGGTTTTTATATATGTGTAGTATACCACAACTTTTATGATGAAAGTCAATATCTATTTCTTTCATTAATTTTTTAAGTAGCCTACGAGATCTTAAGCTGTACTCAATAGTCTTTCGAGTATTGTAATCATACTTGTTGGTGATGGTGGCACCAATAAAACCTGCAATCCATTTTACTTTTCGCCACGACCAGTGATCAGGTCTAAAAGCCAAAGGAGCGTCAGGGCTTGTTAGCCACTTAATACCTTTAATGATATTATCGTAACTATTCCATACTTCTGCGTTACAAACAGAAAGTTGACCACCGTTCGCATAGCTGCATTGGTCAGCGATACCGTTAGGGTCAAACAATCTTACTTTATATTTTTTAGCTAGAAAGTATGCGGTAGTTACGCCAGCGACTCCGCCTCCTACTATTGCGACGCTTTTCTTACTGACCAATTTTCAACTCCGCCAATATAATTATCATAATCAAGTTCTGCACACAGACGTTCATAAGTTAATTCAGTGGTAGGGATCTTATTTAAATGTGTATTATGCCAGTAAAGCTGTGGCACCGTACGATGTCCTTTTTCTTTTAGGAAATCTTTTGCAAACAAGTCATGACTGACGTTGATCTCTCTGAAATCGAAGTCCCATTCAACTAATTTCTTTTTCATTAGTCTACAATAACCACAGTCTTCTTGAGTGTATAAAGTTAATTTAATTGAATTTAACATCTGACATTACCTCCGTTAAACAAGCAACCACGTTTAGTTCGTGGTCTGCGACAAATGCGTTTTTGTATTGGTAGTCTGCAAGCAGAAGAACGAGTTGTGGAATAGATTGTGGTGCAACTTTATCTGACATCCTATCATAAATGGCTCTAAAAATAGCGCTTGCATCTGTATCTATATTGTTTACAACCCATGATCGCATACCTTTGAAATTTTTATTTTTTAAATGAGAGAATAAATCATCGAAGTTTTTATCTTGTAAACTGTTGATAATGCCAGAGTCTATCCTACCATTGATAGAATATCTCTGTAATTCGTTTAATACTCTACGCCAGTCCGGAGCAAACTTAAGAATAAGTTCTGCTATCGCTTTGTCTTCGTGTTCAATACTTTCATTATCTAATATAGTTTTACATCTAGCCATAAATGATTGACATAATTCAGCCATAGATTTTTTGGATGTGTTAAATTCATACACACCACATCTAGAATGAAGTGGCTCGATAATTCTGTTTTTAAAATTACATGTGAGGATAAATCTACAGTTGTTTGAAAACTCTTCGATAAATCCACGTAATGCAGGTTGCGTTGATTGCGGGTTTAAGTAATCGGCTTCATCGAGTATTACAACTTTAAAGCCACCTTGTAGTGAGACAGATGACGCAAATTGTTTTATCTTGGTTCTTAACGTATCAATGTTACCTTCCTCAGAACCATTGATTAAGATATAGTCGCAGCCGAGCTCATTACATAGAGCTCGAGCCACTGTGGTCTTACCTAAGCCGGCGGTACCTGTGAACAACATATTAGGAAGTTCTTTACCGTCGATAATCTTTTGGAAGGTTTGTTTTAAAGATTCAGGTAAGATCGTATCTGATACCTTTTGAGGCCTGTACTTTTCAACCCATAGAAACTCAGAACTCATTATTTCTTTTCTTCTGGTTTCTGTTCACTCTTGTCATTCATTGCGTCTTCTTGCTGAAGAGCCTCACTAATTTGAATGATTTGAATGCACTGGTCTCTGAGACCGCCTATAGTGGAAAGCTCTTCGCCTTTGAATCCACCTCTTTGAGTTACAGCATCAATTACTGCTACTGTACTTCTACTTGCTTTATTGGCAAGATCTTTAAGTTGAGTTAAATTATCTGACATGTCATGCTCCGTAAGTTGAAGATTTTTCAAGTGCAATCCAATAAGTTAAAGGAACTTCCTTATTCTTGAACTGCGTTATTAATTTAGATGATATTTCAACATCATAATCACCGGGTAAGATCTTAAGATTAGAAATACTAATGATGAAATTAAATACAGCGTCCTGTTTAAAGTCACCATCGATATCAATAGAGAAAGCGTTTGATGTAGCATTCTGATTCTCAACGACTGACAAGCTTAACACACCATCTTTAGCTTGTATTGATACCTCATTGTGTCCTAAAGTTGATGCTGCTTTTTTTAACTTGTTAAGTGTATCATTATCTAATACAAACTTACAATCAGCTTCAGGCATTTTAACGTCCTTAGTAGCTGTTGTTAATGTTTCTTCTGCAGCATAGAAATATTTTACTTTAGATCTACCTGAAGAATCAGAAACAACAACGAAGTCATCTTCGAACTTTAGGTTTGGAGTGTCTACTAAACCCATTACTCCAATAAATTCATTTAAATCATATATGCCAAAGTCTTTGGCAAACTGTTCAGAAACATCCGCTGTAGCAATCATGTTTCTAGTTTCACTCATAGTCTTAATATTATTTCCTGATCTAATCATTATGTTTTGATTAATACCAGAAAAGTTTCTAAGAACATTTAAAGTATTTTCACATAGTTCCATTATAAACCTTCCTTCTTAATTTTATAGTATATTATATCACAGTTTTTTAAAAAAGTAAACATTTAATTTTTTATCCTAGAGAAATTTTTGTCTTTATAAAACTCTATCTTTGATTCAAACTTACCATCTAATATGTCACCTTTATGTGATATGATAAAAGTATTACTATCTGCATCTAAAGTGTATAATATTTTTAATAAGTTTTCGATACCATCATGATCTAGAGACGAATCAAATGTTTCATCGAGCACCAGTAGATTAGTAGCTACTGAGTTTTTCATCTTTGCTATCTGTCTCCAAGTAAACAACAAAGATAAATCGATTCTTTGTTTTTCACCTTCACTAAATGAATCATAAGTGAAATCATCTCTATGTCTTGATCTGATAGTTTCGTTAAAGTTCTCATCTAGATTAAAGTGAACAAAGAAATCTAATACCTGTAAGTATTGATTAACAAGTTTATTAATTGTTGGTAAGTATTGTTTTATTATTTTCGTTTTAATGCCAGTGTCTCTTAACATTTCAGCTATGACATTATTATATCCAAACTGTTCGTTAAGTTTTAATTTTTCTTCAAATAAGCTTTCTTTGTCATTATTCATTATTTCTAAATCTTGTTTCGCACCAGTAAGATCCGCAGAAACTTCTGATTCTAAATAGCTTTGTAACTCTTCATTACTTTGGTTAATTGAAACTATTTCTCTGTTATTGGCGTTTAAGTTATCAGCTTTTTCTTTAACAGCCTTCATGGCTTCTTCTAGCTTTATTATTTTTCTATCGATAGTTGTACTATTATCCTTAACCATATTTAAAGTTGACTGCACCTGATAAGCTTCGTTCTTAGTATCAAATATAAGTTTATCTTTGTTTTCAATATTTTGATCACATGTTGGACACACATCATTCTTTTCTAGAAACAATCCACGCTTAGCAATCGTTTTCATTTCTTGTTTTATTTCTGCTATGTGCGCGATCGCCTCATTCTTTTCTTTTTGTATTTCTTTTAATTCATCTGCTGCTGTACTTTCTTCGAGTTGTTTACTGATGTTATTATTTTCGTCTTGCAGCTTCTTTATTTTTTCTTTACCGCTTTTAATTTGTTTTTCGTATTTACTTTTATTTTCTTCAGTAAGCGCCGCAATATCTTTTATATACTTAGTTTGTTGTTCTATCTTGCTCTTTACAATATTTGTGTCGTTATTTATTTTACTAATATTCTCTTTTAATATAGAATTTCTTTCTCGTAATAAGATATTCATTTTCGAAAATATATTAATGTCCAGAAGATCCTCTATAACATTCCTACGATGTCCAGCATTAAGCTGCATAAAAGGTATGAAGGAGGAAGAACCTAATACAACAACCTGATGGAAACTCTTGTGATTGAGTTTCAGAATATTTTGTTCGAGTATCTTCTGGTATTCCATGGCATGTGATGATTGATTAATCATGTTGCCGTCTTTCCATAT